CGCAAAAAAACGATATACAAAAAAGCGTCACCGAAAAAATAAATCTTCAAATAATCCAATTCAAAAAAAGCAACATAAAAACACATAGATAACTAATACTAAACTAGTTCTCCATGAATTCAAATCAAAAGAAGGGTAATCCGCAAAAAATGCCCGGCCTACATACAATTGACATCAAACATACCGAACTCCTAGATACATTCCACAAAATCGAGACAGAAACCATCCCAAAACTGCTCGCCGAAAAGGAGGAACTAAAAGAGAAAATCAAAACCCTATCGAAAAGCCAATATGACGAGTATATGGACATGCGTGACCGAATCAAATACATCCAACAAGAAGTCAAAACCCTCGCGCGACAAAAGAAGGAGTATTTACTCAATAATTCCAAACACATTTTCGACTATTTTGAGCAAAAGAAGCAAATCTCCGTAGATTCAAACACACTCAACCAAAACTCCAATGTTCTCAATTCTTTCTTTAAAATCAAGGCTACACAATCGTCGGCGGCCGACCCAAACAACGACAAATACGCAAAATCCAAGCAATCTTACCAACATTTCTGGAGAAACGTGACAAACGAGATTGCGAATATCCAAGACTTTATTGTATCGACCGACGTATGTGAAACATGTCACCGCGGAGAACTTATCCCCCAAGACGAAGAAGGCATATTAATTTGCAACAACACCGCGTGTGGCAAATTCGTTACCTACATTGTCGATAGTTCCAAACCCACCAACAAGGAGCCGCCGAATGAGGTCTCTTACACGGCTTATATCCGTCTCAACCATTTCAAAGAAATCTTATCCCAATTCCAAGCCAAAGAAACCACGCAAATACCAGATGAAGTGATTGACGCAATCAAGGCGCGTATTAAAAAAGAGCGAATCAAGGACGTATCTCTCATTAACTACGACAAAATGCGCGAAATGTTGCGGAAACTCGGCTTCAACAAATATTTCGAGCATATTCAATATATTAATTCATTGTTCGGCATAAAACCCCCCATTATGAACGAAGAATTACACGAGACGCTATGTGTTCTCTTCATCGAAATTCAAAAACCATGGGCCGTTCACTGTCCGCCTAACCGAACCAATTTCTTCAACTATACGTATACATTGCACCAACTATGCGTGTTATTGGACCAGACTCAATATTTGCCCTATATTCCTATGATGAAGGACCGAGAGAAGCAATTAGAGCAAGATATGATATGGAAAAAGGTGTGTAATGATCTGGAGCAATCTTAATACCACCCACCAATGTGCTACCGAGTGTCATACCGGCACCGTTTCTGGCGCTGGATCCCATGGAGGGAATAAACACGTCCAAAATGCTAAATGTGGCGGCAGCGGTCAAGGCAATCACAATGATTTCCTCAACGCTCAACGCCTTCTTGCGGATCAACATGGCGCAAATCGCCACGGCCAAACCCTCAATCAAGTATTTGATGGCACGCTTCAAAAGCTCGTTCATGTCAAACATTTCGGTCATGTCGAATATATATTATATTCAAATAAAATAATTCATTCTAAATGAAATGAAACGAAACAATCAATATATGGAATTTGATATACACAAATATTATGTTATGTAGAAAACACTTAAATATAATGTTGGAATACAACATATAATGTCGTCATTCGAAAAGAAAACGCTGGAAAATGGATCAACAAATCCTAAATATGTAGATTTGTGCGATGAAGATGCCGCCATCGCAGGACAGAAGTTTGCATGCCTATCGTTTGTCTCCCCTGAAAAAATTTTGAAGAAGCGCGAGGTCTATTTATTCGACCAATTCATCAAGAACTGGGAGTTTTCTAAATCCATGGAGCGATACTTCGATTTCATCCATTTCATTGCATACAAACACAACATGAATGTGGAGACGCTTATTGCAGATTTTAACGATTTCGTAAAAGAAGAATCATCAAAGCTAAAGAAAAGTGGCATTGAAGATGATTACAAAAATTTCATGGACAAACAAGAAGATGCGTTGAATGAGAAGTTCAACAGAGAGCATTCTTTCCAAACATCCGTGCGTGGTCTCAAAGTACGCGGTGTGTTTGCATCGCAAGAAGAGGCCGAACAGAAGTGCAAGAAATTGCGCGAGCATGACCCTAACCACGATATTTTCGTGGGCCCCGTGGGTGTGTGGATTCCATGGGATCCGGATGCGTATAAGACGGGTCGTGTCGAACATTTGGAAGAAGAGTTGAACGCATTGCACAAGGAGAAGATGAAGAACGAGGAAATGGCAAAGAAGGAATTCGAAGAGCGCGTGCGCGAAACAAAGAAGAAGGCGATTATGGAGAATATCGAGAAGGCGAAGGCAAGTGGAAACGTGCTTACCCAAACATTAGACGCCGATGGAAATCTAGTGGGTGTAAAAGAGACGGTGAATTTCGAAGAGCGTGATGTAGCCAATGCCGAGTCTACCAAATTGCGAAATGAGTTGTTAATGGAACAGAACAGCAATCCAGCGGACTCACTCGAGAATGTAGATTAAACAATTGAAGAATTAAAATGTCCCATTTTAATTTTCAATGACCAGATACCAGTAACGTTTTGAAATGACGCTCCTATGGAGCGTACCATTTTAAATGTTCGCTGGCATAACATACCCACAACCACGTACGTACAATACACAATTACAAAATAAAATGATAACGATATAGAAATTATGATGTATTTATTGTAATACATCATAATGACAACCTTTTGCGATATAATATACAGGAAATATATTGTTAACGATACACAACATGTTGATTTCTTAACATTTGATTATATTACAAACCCTCAATATTTTATAGTCAATCTGCCTCGAGGGGTGAATAAGTATTGCGATATTATTTATGTGTTATATTCCATCTTTATATCGATTTATATTCATGCGCGCGCGAATTACGTAAATGTGAAATATGGATATATTAAAAATACGATTGACAACCCGTTTTATAGCGCTGACCAAAAAGCCGAATTCATCAACAAATTTCGCGATGCTCAACGACACTATCGTGCATTATGTAAATTCGCATATAAATGGAAATGGAATCGAGCAACATATGCCATTAAACACGATTTGTTGTTGAACCCGATTGAACCCAACCAATATTTTGTGTTGCCATTATTGCATGCTGGGAAAAAATACTTGTTTACGAAAAGCGACTTGACAAATATTGTTGAAACCGCATTAACCCATTCACCATTTATTTATGCAGAGCCATTGCCGATTAAGAACCCATACAACAATTTGGTGTTTGACAAATCACATTTGTATACGATTTATTTCTTCATGAAACATCGCATGTTTACTTTGCCAACCGTTTTTCATCAATATTTCCTCTATAATTTTCATTTGAAGTTGTTTCGCGATAATAACGAAGCGCTCATTCGAAAAATGCATATAAATTCGATGATAAAGACAAATAATGCGACTATTCGGCGACGGGATATAAACACCATGATTCGCCAGTATAATGAACGATGTGTTAATACTTCTAAAAAAATATATATTGAACCTGATTTCCCAAATGACGTATTATTGCGCGCGATGACACCATATTTGCATTTATTTTACACTTCTATGTATGCTCTAGATATTGCCGAAAAAGGCGGTGCAATGAACAATTTGAGATATCAATTGGCACGGTTTCATAAAATATCGCCTACATTTGGTCGCAAATTCATTAAAATGCGATTTGGAAAAATAAAATCACAACCGCTGGAATATGTATACGACATGCGATATGCACAATATGTAAACTTACCGTTTTCGAAGAATTATGACACGTGTCATACCACCATTATTGAAGACAATCCGGATGAAGAAAAAGAATCTGGTATGTCATTTTATCCAATGTTACCCCACACTACGTTAATTCCGCACATTAACGATGATGATGATGATGAACCTGACATTATGCATGATGGCGACAACAATAATATCGATGACGATGACGATGACGACGCTCACATAGAAAACAATATGGATGCAGATGGTGTTGAACATGACGATGCGGATGCAGAAACGTTAAGTATGTTACGCGACATCAATGAAGATAGCGATGATGTAAGTGATATTGTCCATGGTTCGAGTGTAACAGAAGTGTCTGATTTTGAGGAAGATTTGGCCATACGCATGGAAATCACCGTTTCAGGTTCGAGTACAGACTATGACAGCGAATAATACATTTGAACTAGCGCCGGCTTACCATTTTGATTTCTTCACATTAATCGGTTGAGCACTTTTCTTTTTAGATTTACTTGGGTCATATGCCTCATCTTCGTCATCTGACCCCATATTTTTAGATATTTCCCAAAATTCCTTGGATCCCAGACGAAAATTTGGATGATTTTCGGCCTTATACCAAAATATCTGGTCGTTTAGTTTGTTCGATTTCGCATTGTTGTTAATGACCAAACATTCGAAGTTCTCGGTGCACTGGTCCATAACCGCACAAAACGATTCCAAAGTGGGAAACATACTCGCATAATTTTCCCATATACGTTTACGGTTTGCCAAATACGGTTCTCGCAATATAAACACATAATCGATGTTTGTACGTAGATTCGGGGGAATACCCAATGGATATTGCATAGTAATAATAAGCATGATTTTCCAATGACGACCATTCATAAATAACAGTCTCATCATTTTGTCGCGAGTCCATGATGCATCATATAAACAGTCATCTAAAATAACAAATGCTCTCGGGTCGATGGTTGTACGCTTATAAGTTTCTATTTCCTTGTTTACTTGTTTCAACACCGTTTTTTGTCGCCGCAATACATTCTCAATGAGA